CAACCGGCACTTTCAGCGAGCGGGCGTTGAGGATTTCCTCGTTGCCCTCCAACACGACGTTGCCGGTGACACCAGCGCCCACGAGGTTGCGGACGGTGGGGAAGACGACAGAGTCACCAGGCTTGCGGGTGAGGTCGGTTTGCAGCTGGATCATCGCGTCCATGCTGGTGCCGAAGTAGGGCGAAAACTGGTTCTCGCGAAGGTATTCAACCCAGAAGTCACTGCTCCATTGGATAGGCGTTAGACCGGGCCGTGCCGCGGTCACATTCATGTCGGCCATGTGTTGGGGTTCCGCATTGGGTTGCGGCCCGCTTCAACGACCCGGACTCAGAGGTCGAACCGCCCGAATTAACGACCCGGCTACGGTCGAGACACCCGCTTGATTGCACCCGGCGACGGTGTGCCCTGTTTCCACGACCCAGGACTGGTCGAACCGCCCGATTAACCCCGGCTACGGGTCAGGCACGGCACGTGTCGTTCAGAACCGGCGCATTTGCCCGTTCTGTGACTTGCGGTTCTGGACAGGAGCCAACACGTCCTCGAGGCTCGGTTCGCCCGTCCAGGTTGGAGCGCTGCGTCCTGCGACGCTGCGTGCGGTAGCCAGCGACGGTTGCATGCCGACGGCGGGTGACGGAGCCGGCGCACGCTGTGCCGCCTCCGCTTCCCACTTTGTGCGTGCCTCGGCCTCGATCTTGGCCCGATAGGCGGCTGGATCGTCGCCGACATCGCGCAGCATGCGTTGCCGGTCGACCTCACGCTGCATCCACGAATACGGGTTCGGCTGCGAATACAGCTTGTTGAACAACGCCGGATCGTTCTGCGCGATCTGCTTAAACTCGGCGACGTATTCATCCACTTTGTCGCTGCCGATCTTCTCGCGCAGGAACATCTCGCTGTTGTTAAGCCGCTCGTTGAGCACGACCTGCTGCACCTGGGCGACGAACCCGCCAGGGTCCTCGGCCGGGTTGATCGGCGCCGGCGGTGGCACGTATTGCGGCGGCGGCTGTGCGGCGCGTTTGGCGTCCTCGAGCTGCTTTTCCAGCGCCGCTGCGCGCTCCTCGTGACGCAGCGCCCGCTCTTTCCAATCCTGGCGGCGTTGCCGCTCGCGCTCGAGCACAGGCTGCGGAATATAGCTCTTGCCGTTCTGCTCGACCCGGTCGCCCGGATCGGCGTCGTCGGCGTCGGCCTCCGGCGTTGCCTTTGACGGCGCGGCCTTGGCCTCGGGTTCGCCCGTGGTCGGTGCCGCGGCCGGTTCCGGTGCCGCTGGCGCGGGTTCGGACGCGGCTTCGGCACCTTCCTTCAGGAAGGCGTCGAGTGCTTCGTTAGCCATTCGGTTGTCCTCTTGATCGCGCCCGTGACCCCGGCGGCGGGTTTAGATGCGGCGTTCGATGCCGATCATGCTGTCGCTGCTTGCAGCTCGGCATTGCTCAACGCGCGAGGCCAATACCGGAAGCGCCGATACCAACCGCACAGCGGGAGCACGCCTCCCATCGACCCGCCGGTGCCACCCAACAGTAATCTATTGACAACGGGTATCCCGGACCCTGTGACGGCGCTCGATTGCCCTGTTGCATCGCCGTTAGCAGTGGCGAGGAGCGTAGCGGCATTCCATGACATAGCTGTTTTGTTCAGCACGCCACCTGAAAGAAAGTATTTATCAGCAACACTTGCGTTACTCGTGGATGCGGTGCGGACAAAAGAATTAATGTCATTGCCCGCACCAGCGGCGCCCGCGTATTGATCGATTACAGTCGCGCGATTCCCCACACCGTCATCAATCGCCATGATGGCGGAGTTGCGCCCCGGTAATGTATTTATCAGAACGAAATCCGATGCCATGCTACCGACAGTCGAGCTATACCAACCGCCAGTCGGCATCCGGCAGAAGTCACCTTGGCGCGTTACCGTTGCGCCCGTCGTCGGGATGTAGGATGTGGGGAATGCGCCGATCTCTAGCTGTGCGCCCCATGCCAACAGCCCGTTTGCGGCATTGCCTGCATACGACGGCAGAAAGCCAGGAGCCGCGGCATTTGACGTTGCGATGAGCGTCCGACCACTTGTGCTGGGTGTTTGACCACTCACCGTGCATCTGTAGATACCACTCCCTGCCGCGCTGATAGTGGCGCTCGGAAGGGTAGCGGTGCCGCGTGCCGTAGCTGCACCACTCACTGTTCCGGTCTGCAAGTCGAATGTAGCGAATATGCCATTCGCTCCACCGTCATCGTAAATTAGTTGCAGATAGCGAAGCTCGGCAGCTTTTGCGAAAACCGAATACGAATACGTCGTGCTCGCGGTTACAGTATACAAGACATAGACAGTGTGGAAGTTGGTGACTGCTGTTTCAGCAACCCGATTGAAGCTGTTCGTGCCGTCTGGTCCAACGCCAGCATTGCCTGTCAGTGTCGCACTGGATAATGTCCACCCAGACAGAGAATTGCCTTGCAGCGCTAGGTTCGTCCGCGCTTCCTCAATCAGCAGACCCAGCGGCGCGTGCGTCACCGGATCGTAGTCGAAGCGTGGAACATTGTTGCCAACAGTCTGTAGCGTGCCGGCCGCATCGAAATACGTGCCCACACTGGCGCGTGTGAACGTTATACGCGGATCGAGCACACCACCGAGGAACGGCAAATCCAGCGTCGGCGCAGTAGAACCGCCGCGCCGGCCCATCAGCAGCCACGGCTTGTGGACGATCGAGGTGCTGACGCTCACCGCTCAGTCCCACAGCACGTTCAGCGACACGATCGCATCTGAGGCGCTGCCGAGCGTGACCGCCGCGCGGGCGATCAGCACGCCGTAGATCGAGGTGCCAACAGTCAGGTCAAATGGCATGACTGCCGCGGTCGTCTGCACCACCGACGGCGCCGAGGCGCCCAGCAAGGTCGTATCGTTGAGATGCAGCACGCCCACGACTTTGCCGAGGTCGGGGGTGGCGATGGCCACGGCCACGCGGTCGGTGATGGTGCCGCCAGCCGGGGCGGCGGTGAACAGCACCAAGTCCAGCGATGGTATGACGCCAGAGGCAAAGGTCACGCTCGCCCCCTGAATGATGGCGCTGCCAGCTGGCGAGTCCGAGGCGTTCTGGAACGTCAGCAGCCCGCCGATCGAGGCGCCGGCGGCGTATGCCGCGGCCTGCACCGTGGGAATGACCTGGCTTTGCGGATAGGTCGCCGGCATGTGTGTCTCCATTGGAGAGGGCGGCAGTCGCCCCGTATCAGACGGATTCTGTGGACGGGGTGCCGCCCTCTGGCCTCACCCGTGCGGGTTCTCGGCCGTCAGCGCTGTGCCGGCCCCATGGGCCTGGGAGGCGGCTGTAGGGTTGCCTGGGCCTGGGCGAGCCTCTGGACCACCGCCGCCCGGTGGGCCGCCGCCTGCGCCTCTCCAGAGGCCGCAGTGGCGTGCTTGCCGCGCAGGTCCGCCAGGTGATGCGCCAGTGCAAGATCTGGCGTCAGCGTGTTCTGCATCGGGTCCTGCTGCGGCATCGCACCCGCTGCGTTGTCCGGTGGCGCGACGAACGGCTGGCCATACGGCGGGGCGCTGAACTCCGCGTGCATCGAATGAACGCCCTTGGCGCTGTTGACGTGCCGCTCCTGGGCGAGTGCGGCGTCCGCTGCAGCTTTCGCCTGCTTGGCCTGGATGTCGGCGGTGGCGTGCGCCTCGGCCAGTTGCCCGGCCTTCTGCTTCATTTCCGCGGCGCCCTTCTGGGCCTCCTTCATCCGCTCGAGCAGCTGCTCCTTGTCTTTCAACCCCGACGCCGCAATCAGCACCTCCGGCGGGATCAGCCCAGGCTGCATGCCGGCCAACTGCACCAAAGTGGCGAACTGCTCTTGCTGTAGCGATGGAATATCAATGCCCTCGGCGATTGTTATGTCGACGTCCAAATCGGTGATGTCGTTGCGGATGCCGAGCACCTGCTGCAAGCGCGGATCGCCGGGAAACAACTGCATGCGCTGCATCGTCATGGCGCGCATCTCAGGGTCCATCTCGGCCAGCTTGTCCATGACCCTGATCGGCTGGTTGATGCCCACCCATTTCGTCTCGTTCAGGTCATCCGTCACCCGCACCCACTTGCCGCCGGTCCAGTATTCGCGCGCCGCCATCCAGCAGCTTTCGTAAACCCGCCGGCTCCAATAGCGCAGGCTGTCGGCCAATGGCTCGTTCTGCGCCGCCCCGCCCGCCTGCTGGGCGAGGATCGCCCGCCCCGACTGCTCGCGCGGATCGGTGCCCGCCATCGCCGCATTCGGCCCGCTCAGCTGCATTTCCGCGGTCGCATGCTGCAACAGCTGGAACTGCCCGACCGCCAAATCGGCGCCGTTGTTGATCTCGAATTTCAAGCCCGGCATGTGCTCGATGTAGCCATCGGGTTTGGCCGCCTCGCGCCGTGCCTTGTCCACGTCCGTCACCGCGCCCCGCTCGGCGATCACCTGATTGACGCTGAGCAAATGCAGCGCCTTGGAACGGCGCTTGTTGATCTCGTCCTGCAGGCTGATCAGCCCGCGCACCATGCCGTAGCGCTGGTTCTCGCGATTCACATAGGCCGATTGCAGCAACAGCCCGCAGCACGACTTTCCCTTGCGGTCCTTGAACGGCGAGCGCTCGGGATCGGCCAGCAAGCCGTGCTTGGTGAACGTCGCGCGCCACCATTCGCCACGCTCCGACCAATGGCACTGCACCACGCGCACCCGGCGCCGGTTGTTGTCGGTCCAGACGATGTTCTCCGGCCTGTCACCGTAGTTGAAATCAACGGTGGAGAACGACGACTCGATGATGTCCTGCTCGTCGGGATACATCGCCTCCAGCTGGTCGCGATCCATCCAGATCACCAGCCCGGTATAGCGCGCATCGGAAAAATCCAGCGACCGGCTGTGCGGGTCATACCAGATGCGGTCCCACGGCACGTGCGTGATGGTTATATTCGCGCCGCCCTGGCCGTCGTCCTCCAGCCCGAGTTCAGCCGCGCCGGCTCCCTCGATCAGCATGTTCTCGAACACCGCCGAACGCACGAGCGGAAAGTTGTTGTCATCCGCGATGTAGCGCAGCGCCTGGGTAGCGGCGTCGGCGCGGTCCTCTTCCTGCGGCGTTCTGGCGAACGCTTTCGGATCGGTCCGCGCCTTGCGCTCCATGCCGCACAGCAAGCTGACCTTGTCGTGGATCTTGTTGATGACGATGCCCGGCTGGCCGCGCGCCTTCAGTGCGTCGAGTTCCTCCTTGGTCCATTGGCTGTGGTCGAAATAGTCGCGGTCGCGCTGCGCCAGTTCCATCTCGTCCTGGCGCGACATCTCGGACTCCTCGAACCACCGCACCAACTGCTTGAGCAGGTCGTCGAGATCGCGCGGATAGCCGTCCGGCTCGCTGCCGGTCAGGCCAGCGATGGCGCGGGGTTCGTCGTCGCGCTCGCGAACAACGAGGGCTGTGCTGCCGCTCATGTGCCGGGCTGTCCTCCAGCCGCTCCCGCAGCCGCACCGCCACCGAGCACAGCGGCAATGCCGTATTTCCGGATCAGCTCGATCAGCTTGTCATCGAACACGACGGTGTTGCGCGTGTCCTTTCCAGCGCCCATCGCGCGTGAATTGGAATCGAGGTAACGGACGCCAGGAATGCCCTCGCGCATGAGCGTTGCCGACGCGGCAGCTTGTGGATGCTGAAGTTCCAACAGCCGCTGTTCCATGTCGGAAAAGTCGCGCGTGTCACCTGACGCTCGCTTGTCGCGCAACATCTTCTGGATCATGTCGCGCTCGAGCAGCCCTTCGCCGACAAGATGGTGATACGCCGCCTGCCCTGTGACGTGCGGCTTGTCTGCATTGGGTATATTCAACTTGCTCAACGCCGCCTGCACGTTGGGGTGCTGCTCAGTCAGCGGCTTGTCCCAATCAAGGAAGTGCTCGGGTTCGGCGTTGATATTAACCTCATACATATGGCCTGCGTTCTTGTCGGCGCGGATTGCATCAACTAGCTTCTCCAGCGTCGGCTTCGGGTCGGTCATTGGCCCGGCGTCTATTTTGCGTAATGCCACGGATCTTGCAGCAATCATCCTCGCCGCTTGATCGACAGGAAGCCCCGATCCCATCGCTATCTGCTGGACGGCTTGAAGATCAGCCGGGTCTAGGTTGTTCAGGCCCGTCACTTCATTGATCCGCTGCCCGATCTTGTTATCCCAGGTTGACAACGAGTCGCGATAATAGCGCCCGATAGCTTCGTCGCCCGCGAAATACAGCCCGTGGCTGTAAGCCTGCGCGCCCTCGCCCGTGCCGATGTATTTGCTGCTGAACTGATCCAGGTTATGCGGACTGCCATGATACGCGCGGAACCCCGGCGCCGTCGTGCTCAACAGCGTATTCATCGCCACCTGTCCTGCCGCGTCCTGCACCCCCGCTGGCGTAATACCACCCGGACCCCACAGGCCGCGCTGTTCACTGATCGCCCGCTGCTGCGCCACCCAGTCGCCCGCCTGCGCCACGTTGCTCGACCACGCATCCGCCAGCGTCGGGCCAAGCTGGTTCTGCGGCCCAAGCGCATAGCGCGGATCATCCTCGTAGCCCTGCCGCAACAGTGGGTTCAGCGTGCCGCTCATGGGTTATGCTGGGTTTCCTGTCCCGACCCGATGAACCTGGGGTCGCGCTCGGGACCACACGCGAGTTGCACCGGGAGAGGGGTGGGTTCGCCCCGGCCAGGCTCGGGAGATGTGCGCTAACTGCGCGTGATAATGAGAGTTATTGCGCTCTCGGCTTTCGGCACTCTCGCGACTCGCGGCTGACGCTCCGCGACCTCGGCACTCTCGCCCGTTACGGCTGACGCTCGATATATTCGGTGCTCTCACCATTCACGGCTGACGCTCCCGGCTCACGGCACTCTCCGGAAGTTCGGCTGACGCTCTCCACTTACGGCACTCTCCGCACCTTCGGCTACGCTCTCCACTCACGGCACACTCTGCCATCTCGGCTGACGCTCTCGTATCTCGGCACTCGCGCGATCGACGGCTACGCTCTCCACTCACGGCACACTCTACCCAACCGGCTGACGCTCCACGATTACGGCACTCTCTAGCCGTTCGGCTACGCTCGCTTGCGCCGCGATTGAACCCGCAGCGCCTGCGCCAGTCCAGAAACCATCGCCGCATTCGGCGGGCCCAGGTAATGCGTGTGTTCCGGCCGGTTGAAAATGTAAGGCATCGGCGGCAGCGTCCCGAGCTCGGTCCAGTGCAGCACCGTGTGGAAATGCGCCAGAAACAGCTTCACCGCATAGCGCTGCGCCCGCAAATGAATGCGCGCCGGTGGCAGGCGTCCTGCCTCGTAGTGCTTCCGCGCATCCGTTTCCTTGCCGAACCGCTTCACCGCCAGCGAATGCGCCGCCTGGTCAGCAAACTTGCCCGCCTCGTTGCGCTCTACCTCGATCAGCTTCCGCTGCTTGTATATCTGCCCGTAGACATCGCGCTCGTTGCTGCTGACCTTGGTGAACGACTCGCCAATCAGCCAGCACAGGCGTTTCAGCGCCGCATTCCACGGCCGCACCTCGTTCTCTTTCCATTCAGCCGTCGGATCCAGCCCGGCAAACGCCCAAATGTGCCCCACCGTCGGCGCTTGCTTGATGTCGATATGCGCCAGCAGGCCGGCCGTGATTACCGGGCCGATGCCAACGATCGAGCGCGCCCAAATGCCAGGAATGCGCGAGCCGCTATAGGCATCCAGCGCGCCCTGCACCTGTTTTTCCAGCGTCGACTGCTGAACCTTCAACCAGCTGATAACGTCGTGTGGCTCAGCGCCCGCGGTCAGCATCCGCTCCTGATGCGCCGAGCGAATGCGGTCATGCTGCATCGTGTAATAGGCGTCGACCAGGAACCGCACCTCGGCCACCGACAACGTGCGCGACGCGTTGCGGATGTCGCGCTCCATCCGCTTGATCGGCTCGAGCAGCGATGGGTCCATGGTCGGTGGTCGATCGCTGACCAGGTCCTCCGTCTCGTCGTCCGCCATAAATCCCCCCCCTTACGCTCACGTTCATCGGCACTCTCTGCTTCCACGGCTGCGCTCGCGGAGACCGGCACTCTCAGCCTTCACGGCTACGCTCGCGGAGACCGGCACTCTCAGCCTTCACGGCTACGCTCGCCACTCACGGCACTCTCCTGCAACACGGCTACGCTCCGTCATCACGGCACTCTCCAGTGAAGCGGCTGCGCTCCCAAGTCACGGCACACTCTGATGACACGGCTGTCAACCTCCCAAACCACGCGGGATAATCGGGCTTATTCCGCGTGCTTCAGCACGATATCGGCGAAGTCCCTGAACCACTGCGTCGTGAACGCCAGCCGGTCGGCGTCGGTGCGGCACCCATCGGCCAGCGCATACGCCGCCAGGAACTGCGCCGCCCAGCGCTCCGGATCGGTGCCCACCTCGCGCGCAAACTGCGCTCCGCTCATCGGCGACTCGGGCATGCTGCGCTCCAGGGCATCGGCACTCTCCATCGGCTCGGCTACGCTCACGCACTTCGGCACTCTCCGGCGACGCGGCTACGCCCATCAGGCTATCCTCCACGCCTGCACGCTCTCACGCCCTGCCCGATCGAACGCGTCGGCCCAGCTATCCCGCGGCGCCGGCTTCTTCACCTCCGGCTCCCGCGCACCAGCATGCACGCCCAGCGACATATAGCGCATCGAGTCGGCGCCGTGGCTGGCATGGTCATGCACCGGCTGCGCCCGCCAGGTCTGCGCCGCCTCGTTCCACTCACGCCGGTAATGCCGCAACGCCCTGATCCCCAGCGCGCATCGCTCCGCATCGAACCAGCACTGCGGCAGGATCATCCGCACCGCGTTGATGCCGTCCGCCACCGACGACGCATTCAGCACCCGCGACGGCATCAGCCCCATGCCATGCAGCGTTTCTCTCCGGCTGCGTCCCGAGCCCAGATCCCGCACCTCGGCGTCGTGTGGCAGGATGTGCTGATGATAGCGGTAGCCTCGCTCGCGCAGCAGATGCACGTAGTGGTCGAGCGCCGCGCCGCTGTCCTCGATGTAGTCGATCAGCCGCCACTCGCCCGTGCCGGTGATCTGCAGGCACCAGATCGCGGTGCTGTCGTCAATGCCGAGATCCCACGATGTCCACACCGGCAATCGCGGATCGTAGGGCACGCTGGTGATGCGCCCCTCGGTCTCGGCGATGTTCATCAGCTTGCCGTAGTAGCTCCCGCTGTTCGGCGCCTCGAACGAGCATTGCAGCTCCTGGGCGAACTCCTCCTCCGTCATCTCGCGGCGCAGCGTCTCGATCGCCTCAGCCGGCAGCGCGTTGGTCTTGGTGTGGTCGAGCAGGTATGAGCTGTAGCCGGGCGTGGTCTTGGCGCGGTCATACGCCGCTTGCAGGATGCCGCGCCCTTTGGGCGTGCCGCTGCGCACCAGCGTGCCACCGCGGTCGGCCAGCATTGGCTCGATGACCAACGCAACCAACTGCGGCGGCATGTCGTCGAACTCGTCCGCGATCACCTCGTCCGCATAGCCACCGCGCCAAGCGTCGGGGTTGTCCGCGCCGCCGCATTGATAGACACCGCCATTCGGAAATTTCACGACCAGTTCGCTGCGCATGGCCTCGGCGCCTGGGATGGCATCGGCGGCACGTGCGACCTGGTCCCACAACCCTGTCCGTTTCCACATGACGTTGTAGGGCAGCAGATGCACGACCCGCGGCAGCGGCTTCTTCTCGGTCAGCGCACGCTTGAACCCGCGCCACATGAGGCCGGTGCTCTTGCCGGCACGGCGATGCACCACGGCGACGATGCGCGGGGCGGCATCGGCGATGAGCGGCCGTTGCCACTCACGGGGGGCGAATGGCAGCGTGATCTGGCGGCGGGCTACCATGTCAACTGCGCTCGGTAATTCGCATTATCACGCTCAGTCGTCGGCCTGCTCGAACAGCTCGGCCATGCGCTCGTCGGCTGGATCGGCAACGGGAAACGCCGCGAATAGATCCGCCTGCGCCCGCTGCGCACTGAGGCAGTGCGGGCTCGCCCACAGCCTCTCGCGGTGCTGCTGGTCGCCCATGCCGCCGCGCAACAGGCTGTCATGCGCGAACCACTCGTGTCGGGTCCAGCCGTGCGCCTCCAGCTCGGTGTGCTCGGTGTCGTAGCCGGCCAGCACAATGCGCCGGTGCGGGTCGGCACCGTTGGCGATGCACCAGGCGCGCACGGCATGGGTCACGGCGCCGCTGTCGTGGCCGTAGAGGCCGCCAGCGCGGATGGCGTCAGCGTATGGCGGGTCGAGGAACAGGCCGACGTGGCCGCCCTGGCGGACGGTGAGCGTGTGCATGGCGCCGGTGGTGCAGAGCCGCGACCAGTCGCCGTTGAGCACGCGGACGT